CACACGATGCGTCAGTTCGTTGCAAGGACGGTAAAGGTGGACTAAGCCTTTACACAATGCCGGGAACGCTGATTTTCGACCAACGGGAAAAGCTAGCGCAGGTTGCTTTGAGTGAAGGGTGTGAGGCATTGCTGTTTATCGATAGCGATATGCGGTTTCCACACGACATCATTAGCATCATGTTAAGCCGCGATGTTCCTATTGTTGGGGTTAATGCTACGACTCGGAGAAAGCCTGTCACACCTACGGCAAAGATTTTGACTAGGTACATGGATGGGGATACTGAGGTTCGTAAGTGGTCGAATGTAGATTCTCGCGGTAAAGAGGGAATCGAGGAAGTTACAGCGGTCGGGTTTGGTGCTGTAATGATCCGTAAGGAAGTATTTGAGAAGACTGGTAGACCTTGGTTCGATGCTGGATGGGGTTCTAACGGTGTCTGTGGTGAGGATGTATATTTCTGCGTCAAGGCTGGTTCTGAGGGCTTTCAGACGTATGTAGACCATGAGCTATCGATGCACATTAGGCACATAGGTACATACGAATATGGCTGGAAGGACTTTGAGCAGTTAGAGGAATAAATATGCTTACAAATGAATCATTTTATGTTTATGAACATTTAAGAAGTGATTCATTGTTGCCATTTTATGTTGGTAAAGGCAAAGGCAATCGCGCTTACAGAAAAGTTGGGCGAAATAACTATTGGAACAATGTTGTAAAAAAATGCGGTGGCTTTGAAGTTAATTTAATAGCAACAAATGTAGATGAAGAATTAGCACTATTGGTTGAGCAAGAAAGAATTGACCAACTGCAATCGTTAAAGGTGAAACTATGTAATTTAACGAAAGGCGGAGAAGGCATTGCTGGATACAAATTTACTGCCGAGCAAAAAGAAAAATTATCAAAATCGCACAAAGGCAAAAAACTATCAAGTCAACAAGTAGAACAACTAAAAGTTAGATTTAGAACAATAAAAAGAACCGATGAATGGAAGAACAATATATCCAAAGCACTAAGCGGAGTGCCAAAGAAAAAAGAATCTGTAGAAAAGGGCATTGATAAAAGAACAAAATATGTTGTCTGTGTAGATCAAAATAAATTATTCAGGTCTGCTGAAGTTGCATCAAAATATTATGGTATTGAGAAGTCATCAATTACTAGGGCGTGTAATGGAAGTAGAAAAAGAGCCATGAAGATGTATTGGCGATATGCGACAACAGAGGATTTGAAATGTTTGACTCTTACGCAAACTTAAAGACTACGGTAGCGAATTATCTAGCCCGTAGTGATTTAACATCGGTAATCCCCGATTTCATCCGACTAGCTGAGGAAAGGCTACGTCGAGACCTGAGAACTCGGCAGATGTTGATTGTCGCAACGGCATTGACTACAGGTGGTGATGGAACTGTTGGACTCCCGACAGACTTCCTAGAGATGCGTGATATTCACCTGAACACTAATCCGGTGACTACGTTACGTTACAAGGCTCCTAATTCGTTCTACGCTGAGTCTAGGGTTACCGAGAGTGGTAAGCCAGTGGATTACACGATTCTGGGTGCTGAGATGCAGTTAGCTCCGGTTCCAGATACCGCTTATACCCTTCAGATGTTGTATTACGGCAAGCCATTGCTCTTGTCGGATGCGAATTCAAGCAACATTTTCCTAGCGAATTATCCTGATGCTTTGCTATATGCGGCACTAGCGGAAGCAGAGCCTTACCTAATGAATGATGCCCGTGTACAGACTTGGGCTGCTTTGTATGATCGTGCTGTGACTGCGATTACGAACTCTGACCAGTCGAGTGAATACAGCGGTCAGCCTATGTCTATGTCTTATAACGTGAGGTAAATCATGGCAGAAATGTCGAACTATCTCGAAAATGCGCTGATTAACGCGACTTTGAGAAACACTAGCTACACCAGCCCTACGACGGTCTATGTGGGGCTTTATACGTCTGATCCGACTGATGCGAATACTGGTACTGAGGTCTCTGGTGGGTCGTATGCTCGTACTTCTGTGACGTTTGGTGCGCCTAGTAACGGTGCATCGACGAATAATGCAGCGGTTGAGTTCCCACAGGCTACGGGTAACTGGGGTACGGTGGGATGGATTGGTATTTTAGATGCTGCGACTAGCGGTAACTTGATGTATCACACGGCTTTGGATACATCTAAGACGATTGAAACTGGTGATATTTTCAAGATTGCGGTTGGATCGTTATCGGTAACTTTGGCCTAAGAGGTGAGTAATGTCCACTATCGTCACACGGGCTGGTAAAGGTAGTGCGCTAACTCACACAGAGGTAGATGCCAACTTTACGAATTTAAATAATGACAAGTTACAGTCAGGAAACACGGCTAACAGCCTGACGATTACGAATCTTAGCGGTACGACTGTCACCTATACGAACGCGAATATTAGTAGTGCGACGATTGCTGGTGGTTCTATCAATGGCACGACGATAGGGGCATCTACAGCCACTACAGGCGCGTTTACGGTTCTAACGGCTTCCTCAGACTCCTCCTTTACGTCCACAGGTGCATTGCTCATTAGCAAGGGTACTACTGGTCAACAGCCGGGAAGTCCTACGACGGGGATGATGCGTTATAACAGCACGACGAATCAGTTCGAGGGTTATAGCGGTTCCTCTCCTGCATGGAAGTCTATCGGTGGATCGGCACTATCAAATGACACGAGTACGACAAGCAACTTGTTTCCGGTCTTTGCGGGTGCGACTTCAGGGACTGCTGAAAACCTGTTCACATCGAACGCCAAGCTTCTTTACAAGCCGAGTACGGGTGAATTATCGGCGAGTGTACCGAGGGCAGATAACGGTATCTTTGTGAACAAGGCGACTGTATCGACGAGCTATACGATTGCGTCGGGTGATAACGGGATGTCTGCTGGAACGATTACGGTAGCCGATGGCGTTACGGTGACGGTTTCTGACGGTTCGACTTGGGTAGTTGTAGGCTAAGGGATAAACATGGCAACGATACTTAAAGCGGGTAACGTAGCATCAGGCGCACAGATAACGTCGGATGCCACAGGTATCTTAGAAATCAGAACGGGTACAGGGGCTGGTACGACTGCGATCACGGTAGGTACGAATCAGGCGGTGACGTTTGCTGCGGGTACGACGGTTAGTTCATTAACGACTTCTGGTGCGGTATCTGCGGGTTCGTTGACGGTCAACAGCAACAACATCTCAGCGGTCAATAGCTTGGGTTTCCGTAACCGCATCATTAACGGTGACTGTAGGATCGACCAGCGTAATGCTGGGGCGAGTGTGACTATTTCTAGCACTACCGCTTTAACTTATGTGGTTGATAGATGGTCAGGTTATGGGACAGTAGGGTCTAAATTTTCCTTACAACAAAATGCTGGAAGTTTAAGCGCATCTAATAGACCGGCTGGGTTTACGAATTATTTAGGGGCTACATCTTTAGCCGCAACTACTTTAAGTGCTGGCGATTATTATGCTATTCAACAAAGAATTGAAGGATTTAATATTGCTGATTTAGGGTGGGGAGCATCTGGAGCGCAGTCAGTCACACTGTCTTTTTGGGTTCGCTCAAGTCTTACAGGTACATTTGGCGGCTCTGTTACAAATGGAACTGATAATCGCTCTTATCCGTTTAGCTACACAATTTCTTCGGCAAATACTTGGGAACAAAAATCAATAACTATTGCTGGGGATACAACTGGAACTTGGGCTGCTGACAACACAAGCGGCATTAAACTTTATTTTAGTCTTGGCACTGGTTCTACATTAAGTGGAACTGCAAATGCTTGGCAAGCTGGTGTTTATACAGCACCTACAGGCGCAACTAGCGTTGTCGGAACCAACGGCGCAACCTTTTTCATCACCGGCGTACAACTAGAAGCTGGCTCAGTAGCAACACCATTTGAGCGCAGAGATTATGGGCGTGAGTTGATGATGGCACAGCGGTACTACGCAAGAATGACATCTTTATCTGGCAACTATGTAGTGTTTGGGTCTGGAACTGCTGATTCGACATCAAAC